AGGCATCTAATAGGAGCAGAACAACGCAATGATGAGTTGCTATTCGGCTGGCCGGCCTATGTTCTGCAATTCTTCAATCCTTTCTAATCGTTTTTCAATCTTCTCTATCCTCTCAACCAACTCACGAATCAATTCAAACAGAGCTAACTTGTCAACTTCTGTCATTTATAAATATCCGAACTCAAGTGCGACCGAATAGCCGATACCTGCATTTGCAATGCCTTCAACTTTTCATCATAGGTAAATTTAACCTGAGAATATAAGGCCAATGCAATACCCATGGCAGCAATGGCCCCTCCTGCAAATCCTGTGAGAAATACGTCAATTTCAGTCATCGTCTTTCACCATAAGTGCAATGACATCCGAAAGAATATGATCAGTAATTTCTTCAATCTGATAAGGTAGCAACCCCGATGAAACCAGGTTGCTTTTTATTGTTTGTCTTAGCTTTTCAATGTCCATATTGCTTCCTTTAATTTGGCAGGTAGGGCTGGATTCGAACCAGCAGCATTTCTGCAAGATTTCACAGGAACTATCCGTCGATAGCCCAATATTCCTATGAGAGATGTGAACCTAGGATAATATTTCTACACACTCGTACTCATAGCTCTCGTTACTTACCAAGTAGTCCTACCTATGTTGTTTACCCGCAACCGTCACCGTCACCGCAACCGTAACCGTCACCGTAACCGGAACCGGAACCGGAGCCGGAACCGTCACCGTAACCGTAACCATCACCGTAACCGTCACCGTAACCGTAACCGTCACCGTAACCGGAACCGGAACCGGAACCGTAACCGCAACCGTCACCGTCACCGGAACCGGAGCCGGAGCCGGAGCCGGAGCCGGAGCAGGAGCAGGAGAGAGAGATTATTGCTTCCATATTTTCACCGATTTAATGGACTGTTCAGATTTAGCTGATGTATTAAGTATTTCCACCGCTTCTAACAACTCAACCCGATCAACTTCACAAGGAAATTTACAATTTTCAGGTTTGGTCGTTCCTTCCATAGAAAGTTGAGATAAGCTGCTTGCACCATCCCAATACCATAAACGCCTGGCATTTCTCATAACAACTTCTTGACCATTCCTAGATTCGATATAACCCGCAAATACGCCAGCAGAATACGTTCTAACAATAACATAATCGCTTAATTTTGATGGCTCACATTCAGATTTTTTAATATAAATCTCGCCATTAATCTCTATTTCATTCATTTTTAATCCTTATTGTCAAATATCAGAACGGAATTCCACTGTCGTCCAAAGGCAATCCAGTTAAAGGGTCTTTTGGTCCAATCGGCGAACTCTTTTGAGATGGATATCCAGTTACTTCAAGTTTTGTGCCAGTGACAGTTTCAAAATCTTTATCGGCTTTGTGAACTTCCGAGACCGAATTACCTTGCATTGGAAGACCGTCTTTATTTAATTTCTTTTCGTTAATCCATTCTTTAATTTTTATTCCTAAAATCTTTCCAACCATAGGTTGCAAATCGACTGTTGAAGGTTTATTTGCATGAGAGGGCTTATGACCGCATAGATCATAAATTCTCTTAAGAAGATTAACTCCTCTGTCAGAAGATGATTCTTTTGCATCGAATGGATAAATGTTAAGTCTAACTTCTCTACCAGCGAAATCTCCAGAAGTTAATTTGAAGCTAACTTGATAGAATTCTCTGTCATAATATTCTGTAGGTTCCATCAATAAAAATTCTTTAATCAATGCTGGCGACTGCGTTCCATTAGGTATTAATCCAAAATCTTTTGCATGACTAGCCTCAGCGGAACCCGATGGCAATTGTCCCGTGCTCAGTGTCCAAAAACTCATTTCTCTGTCTCCTCAAAATATTCAATCATCTTTTCACGGACGTATTGAAGGTCGTTGTCGATGTAAAGTTCATCCAAAAGCCCCATGGGGCTTTTTGCTAAATGAACACCATCATTCTGTGTTAAAAACTTATATTTTCCATCAATTACTTGCGTATGTAGAACTAAGGTAAACATGCCCTCTAATGCTATTTTATCATCTAGCATTTTACCTATTGTTTTACATTTTACTTTTCCAAATTGATCAGTATCATTGTGGGTTAGAATAAAACAAAACAAATCATCTCTCGTTTCTGTTAAAGACTTAATTATTGACCATGCATGTTTCCCTATGTCTGAGAATTTATCGTACCCTTTTTCTAGTGCACGTCGCATAAATTCATTTGCCATTGTGTATTGAAAATCATCAACTATGAGATTTTTTATGTCATCCCTTTTGTTTACGCCTTCAATGCACCTCATGATTAAATCATAGTCATCACAAGAAAAGTAATTTCCCGATGGATTAGTGGTAGTCCATTTGTGATATTTTTTTTTATATCCTCTAAATGGCAAAGGCTTATCCAATACATTCAAAATGAATGTCTCAGAAGGATTTAAGTTTCTCAGGCTTGTAGATTTTCCTGACCCACTTTCACCCAGAACTAAAGTTGTCATGCTCAATTTTTTTCTCCAACAATTCTTTTCCAGTTTTTTTTATATTTAATTCCTTCTATGCATTGATAGGAAACATTGTACATTTTTGCAATTTCCTTTGGATGTATATTTTTTTGTAAAAGACATATGATTTTCACCACTTGATCATCATTAAGTATTCGACTGTTTCTTCCTTTAATGTCTCGATCTCTTGCATTATCTTGAGCAGTTCCCAAAAATAAATGATTAGGATTAACGCATGATCTATTATCACAATGATGGCAGACTTCATATCCTTCTGGATTTTTATTTGTATGATTTTCATAGGAAAATCTATGAGCTAATATAGATTTTCTTTTGTACATGAATCTTCCATATCCATGTACATTTTTATATCCAATCCATTCCCAGCATCCTGAAAAATTATTTATAACATAGCGCTGATTAAATCTTTCTGTTGCTGAAAATTCATGTATCCTGTTTTCTGTAGATCCATGAATTTTAAATCTACTATAGTGCTTTACGCATAATCCTTTGGCTTCATGAGGGTTATCACAATCTTCTACAGAACAAATTCTCATGTAGGAACTCCAATATCAATTGATAACGATATAGGTTTTGCATGAATAATTTTATCTAATATTGCCAATTCATCATCATTGGCGTACTTCAAATAATCTCGAATAACACTTTTATCTAGGTTGTATGTGACAACTTCTTTCTTTGTAATGCGAACCGGATCAAACTTTTCTGGAATCTGAGTTTTTAACCCCTCATATTTTTCTTTATCTAAAACGTAATTAATCGATGACTTAACAACTATCTTGTAACCGCCTTCATAATAAGTGGTTTGCTTGCCTTCCCCATGCTCTAGAAGCGCTGACAACTGCAATTCAAGTTTAGACTTAATCCTATCAAGCTCAGCAATAGAATCCGCTGCTCGCTTAATATCCTTAATGATATCAGCAATATATTCACTTTTATCCATTTCCGGGAATTCATCAATCATATTCATTTGTTACTCTCCTTTATTACACGTCACCAATTGACGAACCATAACTTTATCACTAGCTATTGTTATAGTCAAACCTTTTGTGATATTATTATTTTTCTGGAGGTAATAAATATGACGTTAGACGAAGTAAAGAAACATTTTAACACTGGTTACCAATTAAAGAAGATAACCGGAATGAGTTACAACAACATATATAACTGGGAAAAATTAGGTTACGTGCCAATTCTGTCGCAAATGAAAATTGAATGTCGTACAAAAGGGGCTTTAAGGGCTAATTTGGCTGATATTGGGGTTAAGAATGACGGAAAGTGAGATGGAAGAATTTAAATTATGGCAAAGGACTCGGCATAAGACGGCATTGGATGCGGCCTTTCAAGACTTAGAGGAGATGTTGATGGATATGAGGGGGTATAACGTTACGATGCCTTCTAGGGCATTTAAGACGGTTGTGAAGGCTTTGTTGTTGCTTAAAGAGGAGGTGTTGAAGAATGAGTGAACTATTCATGAAGTTAGTTTTCGCGGGCTATGGTGCAATGCTGGTGTCATTGCCGTTTGTTTATGCGCATTTTGTTATGAGGTTTTGGTCATGATTGACGCTCAAGAATTATCAGAATGGATATCAGACAGAATAAAGGATGAATCACCCGATTTGAATTCTATTGAATGCCAGCATACTTTTATCAACACAACCAATACATATAGGAGATGCTCAGAATGCTTAGCGCCGGATTGCCAGCACGAACAAGACGGCTCTTGCTATACCAGCAATCCACCCAAATATAGGTGCAAGAAATGCGGAGAATTCTACAGATGAAATTAATCTGCTGGATAATAGGACACAATTATAAATTCCACCATAAAGCAGAATGGTATGACTGCAATTGGAATTACATTTATTACAATTTTGGTTTATGTGAACGGTGTTTTGATATGAGGATAATAAAAGATGACTAACCACGGCTGTTACCGCGACAAAACCTATTGCCGCTCACCCAATTGTACAAACGAATGCGGTCGTAAAATGCCTCCAGAGGTTGCTGAGTTGCTTGCAAAAGACCCGTATGGGCGTACAGCGTATGCGTATTTTTGTGATGTTCCAGAGGATGAAAAGGAGTTGAAGTATGAAATATAGAAAAAAACCAATAGTAATTGAAGCTTTTAGATATGGATTTCATGATGAGCCTGATTGGTGCTTAAGAAATCCTGATGTTAATCATGTTAGAAGCATGCATGACGAATGGCTTGAAATAGAAACCTTAGAAGGAACAATGACGGCAAGATTTGGCGATTATGTTATCAAGGGAATTCAAGGGGAACTATATCCATGTCGTGAAGATATTTTTGAATCAACTTATGAGGCTGTAGATGAGGGAGTTGAGGGATGAATAAATGCCCATTTTGCAAATCTGATGATGTGTCATTAAGTGATAATGATGGTCGCGCAGGGTTTTATGTTTTTTGCTGGAATTGCGAATCATCTGGCCCATTTTCTCTTGATGAAAATGAAGCGATTGATTTATGGGACAAAGGCTATGAATGACTTAAAAAAAGTAACATTATCTCCTCCAGGAATATGGCGAACCAGATTTATTGATAAAAACTCAGGTAAGAATATTGGCTGTGGTCAACAGTGGCAAACCTGCATAGACAACACTGTAGTTCAAATTGAAGTGCCGTTATTCTTGGATAGTGATATTGAAGTGGAACTTATTGTGGAGCGTATTCGATGAATGAATTCTCGAAAGAAGAGCTACTAGAACTAATTGGTTGGGCTGATTATTGCGTTGGAAGTGGCTTATGTTACACAGAAACAGAACCCCTGTATAAAAAAATCCAATCCATGATCGATAACTATTCCGATCATGAATGCCCGAGTTGTGGCAGAAAAATAATATCAGAGGATTGACTATGAATGACTTCACGAAAGAGGAACTTATTGATATCAAAATGGCTATTGATGGATTTATCGATGAAGATTCTGCATGGAGAAATGCGGACAATCACTGGAGTTCTGTCTTGGACAAAATTCAATCCATGATTGAAGTATATGATAGATACCAAGATTCTGAATGCTCGATGAAAGTGCAGGTGTGTGATGAATGATTTTACGAAAGAAGAATTAGAAAATATTCATAATTCTATTGTTATGATGGTAAATTTGCATGACGCACCAGATGAATTCTTTGATTTGAGAGATAAAATACAATCATTGATCGACAACTATTGTGATCATCCAGAGTATAAAATGATTGTTAATTATGACAATGATTTTGTTAATGTGTGTGTTAAATGCGGGAGTTAGCTTTTAATGATTATTTCAGAAAAACAAATCCATGGCCTGGTTATCGAATGCCACAACTACATTCTTTTGTTAAAAGAATTACAAATTAGAGGTTTACTTATTAGCACAGATAATAAATCTGTTTTTAAATTGATTGAACAAATTCAGGCTCAACAATCTGAAAAACTAAAGGATTACACATGAGCGATTGGGTAGATGTAAGAAATTTCAACCAACTAATGGAAGGATACCAAAAGAGTTCATATGACTCCACATGGATGCCAGGATTAGGGGATTATCTTCAAAAATTAATTGAACAAAATGAAATAATTATTTCATTGCTTACCAATATAAATCAAAAGGACTGCAAATGACTTATACATGCGCCTTTTGCAACAAGTCACAATATCGTGAAAAATGGTTTGGCTTGCCCGGTCATATATACAGACCTAATCAGTACTCAGTATGTGAAGACCATCAAGATTTATTTTTAACATATGAGGATGTATATAAATTTGATGATGATGCGCCAATAACCAAGCATGCGGACAAGGTGATTAAATGATAGAACCAGACCAAAAAGAAGCCAAAAGAAAACTAAATCGTCTTCACATAGCTCTAGAAGGCGTTATGATGTGCTGTAGCGGAGCTGACTGTGCTCATAGACTCGCAATAGTATTACGCGGAGAACTCAGACAGATTTTACGTTTACTTGGAGAGGATGAGGATGAACTCTGAATCCTTCAAACCAGGCGACACAGTAGAATGGCTATTCCCAAACGGCGATAAAGCCCTATGCACAGTGAAAGAGATTCAAAACGATGAATCAATGTGGGTTATCTGGCACAAGGATAATTTCGTTAATATTATGCCTAAGAATGGCTTTGAGAGGGTTGAAAATGAATGATAAATTAATTCAAGAACTTGCTGAAATATCTGGAATGGCACAAACAATATTTAACTCAAGTGAAGAAGATCATCCTTTTGAACATATCTCAGAAATGATATTTTGTCGAATTGATGAAATTATAGAATCTTTGTCAGAGAAGGCTGTAAATGAATCTCAAAATGTATGTAAGCATGAGTTTGATGGTAAATTTTATTTTATTAATGGAGAGGAAGCGCCGCAAGGCGATGTGCCACGTTTTTTTATTGTTAAATGCCGTAAATGTGGAGAGTTTTATCGTTAAATCAATTCGCAAATAGATCAATATTAAGTTAGGATGATACATTGAACACTAGCCCCGTTTAAAGCGGGGCAGTTCAACGTTGAGGGCATCCATTACCACAAAAACAACTCTTGTCAGGGAGTGATTGAATTTTAACGGATGCCTTGTAATTAATCAAGTATAAGGACGTTAAAAATGCAACATCACTTCGATACAGATATAGCTAAAGAATTCGGTGTAAACGTAGCAATATTTTTAGATAATATTGCCTACTGGACAATCAAGAATATCGCCAATCAAACCCACTTTCATGACGATCATTACTGGACTTACAACACAGTTCAAGCTTTCACGCAGTTATTTCCTTATTGGACAACGCGACAAATGCGCACAATAATTGATGAATGCTTAAAAAAGAATCTATTGATTGAGGGAAACTATAATCAAAAAAAATATGATAAAACAAAATGGTATGCCCTTACCAATAACGGCTTAAAAATGTTTAATTTACATGCAGAAATAGAGATAAGCCACTCTCAGTCTCATTTGTCAGAATTGACAAATGAGGCACAGTATAGTGATGCCCCTATTTGTGCATCAAAATTAAACACAGATTCAAGTGATAAAAATATAATCACAAATGACATTACGTCAAGCCCAGGCTCATTTGTCAATTCTGACAAATCAAGCCCAGACTCATTTGTCAGAATTGACAAACCTATACCAGATAGAAAACATTTACAGATAGAAAACAATATATATATGGACATGGCAAAAAATTCACCAAATCCTGATTCGATGCAAATTCAAGATTTATTAGAGTGTAATCCATTCAACATCTCTGAAATTTTGTTATCAGATTGGATAGTCATTAGAAAATCAAAAAATCAAATCATTACCATTACCGCTTGGGATACTTTAAACAAAGAGCTTTATAAGTGTTATGACCCAACCTATGCGTTTGAAGTAATGGTTTCAAATGGTTGGAGTATGTTAAATGGAGATAGGTTTAGAGAAGATCCAAGCCTAAAGAATAAAAACAAAAAATCTCATTTTGATAATCAATCTACTCAGTGGGCAGATAATATTGATAAGGATGTATTTTAATGAAAAAAATACCTCCTGACTTAATGCATACTTATCGAGAACCGTTTATTGACCCGGCTCCTAAGTTTACCGAAGCAGATTACAAGTTGATTAATGATTTATTCGTGGTGTTTCAATCCATTTTCCCGGCATTTAAACAAGCATGGCCTACTCAGTCTGAATTTGAAAATTCAAAGCGTGAATGGATAAAGGCATTTAAGCTTGTTAACTTATGTGATTTAGAGACGATAAAGATTGGAGTTAATAAATTCAGGTTATTAGAAAATCCTTTTGTGCCCTCTCCAGGTCAATTTATTGCAATGTGTAAACCAGAAGTTTCTTTGGTTCCTCCAATGTATAGAGCTTTACCTTCTCCTGATGTTGATTTGGATAAACAACGAGAGGAAATGAAAAAAGTGAGAGAGAGGTTAGGTGTTAAATAATGTACCAACCCCAATCCTTCCAAACCTTCGCAAAACTAAAAGGTATCCACTTGCTGAAAGACGATATTGTCTTCATCAAGAAATGTTTGCAGATAATTCCATACACTCAAAGACGGAAAACTTTGGAAAAATATGCTGATATCTGGTTGCAAGCAATGCGTGAGTGCGATAGTGTAATTCTCAAGCAAAACCTTGGCAGACGTAAAAGTAATCTTTGGCTTTTGGAGCAAGTAAATGGGTGAAGTAGGTGTCGTAAAGTGGTTTAATGAAAAGAAAGGCATCGGATTTATTGTAAATTCTAGGGGTGAGGACGTATTTTGTCACTACTCAGACGTGGTAGGCGAAGGATTCAAGACTCTCAAGGAAGGCGAGAAAGTTCAGTTTAAGGCTGTTCCTGGAAGCAAGGGGCTTAAAGCTACGGAAATTAGTGTAATGGTGGCGGGTTGAAATTTGAGTGCCTTGTAGGTGGTTTAAAATCGGTTTTAGAAGAATATGAGAGCATAAGGTTCCGGGCTAGAACCCCCATAACCAACAACAAGCCAACTTTAACATGATGATAGCTAGCTGCCCGCGTGTTAAAAACCTTGTTGTGTTCGTGATAGAGGCGACGAATGCTCTCGCCCAATTATGCCCTCCAAGCCTCTAACGACCCACATCCCGTTATGCGTAAAATGAGAGGGCGCCAGTTAACGCACTGGCAGACGGCATTTTATCTCGATATTTAAAGCGGTAGTTAAAAAATTAAACGAACAGGATGGCTGCTCTAGGGTTCCAGACATACGATTCTGTTGACTCCTTCATAACTTTTTAACTTGTAACCGTCGAGCCTCTTTTATGCTTAGGGTAGGCTGGGCCATTTAGATTTCTGTGATCAGTGCACTTGCTTTTAATTGTGCCTTTATCACATCAACGAGCTTAAATTCCTTTAGTATGTGGATTGCTAAACTAATCGCCATGTCTCTAGTCAAGCCGTCGATGTAATCTTCGTATTGAGATTCTCGATTGCCTATGTGGTGTCTAGTATGTTGAGATTCATGTCCTTTGATATGAACTGATAACCCTAGAATTAACGCATCATCTCCATAGTTGGATAGACTATTTTCAATTTCAAACTTGATTTCACTGCTTTGATAATTTTTAATACTAAAATCCATGTTAATTCCTGTATTATTGGTCGTGTAGGGTGACAATCGGCAATGTTGGTTAATTGCTATGTAGGCGTAGAAGTGTCCATAGACAGCGACCCGCTCGATACAGGGTTCAAGGAACTTCCCCTCTACTTTTCTGACGTCTAATCCGTGCTGCGATTGTCATTGTTTGTTGTCATCATGCTCATTCAGGTATGTAGCCTTCCTCAATAAAACGATAATGCAAATATTCTAATCTTTCTATTTTCATTTGAATTTCATATTCGTCTTCACGCAATCTTTCAATCTGTACCAATAACTTTCTTTCATAAGCGTCTGTGATAGATTCAAGTGACATGCCACCAACATTTAACGCGGTCAATTCTGTTTTACAATAAAAATATGCCAAACAAGGCCATTTTTCATATGGACAGTGCGTAAAAAATACAGACTTTCAGCGTCAGCTGTTAAATGGCCTGTTCCGTAAATCCTGAATTTTATTTTCTCAAGAGGAGCATGAATGTTTACACAAGCCCATAGATATATCTTGTCGTTCTGCTCTGCTATATCACATACCCCCCCATTCTCAGGTAACTCTATTTCAATTTCACCGTCTTGAATCGGTATTTCATATTTAAAAATATGTGTGTTCAATTTGATTTTCCTTTTAGATTCATGTACAGCGTTGACAACTGTTTGCTTACTATATCCCAGTCTGGATCGCAAAAACGATAAGATTTTTTAGTATTGTATAATAATATTTTTGGAGCTGCTTCATTGCTCATTGATTGAATTTCTAGCCCACCAAACCATCCTAACGGCTTAAATGATTCAACTTGACTTTTTACTATTTCGTATTGTGTCGATGTAGGCATTTTAAGTCTTCCTCAGTTAAATATTTTGGATAGGGAATCCCTACAATTTCCTCACGAAGAATTATAACGCTTTCAGGCGCTTCGAATCCTAGTCTTATTTGCTTTCTATCCCTGTCAAAGTCAACAACTGTTAATATTATATCATTCCCTATCATTATTCGTTCGCCAGGACGGCGCGTTAATATGAGCATTCGTCTTGCTCCTCTTGCTGTCTTTGTCTTTCGTATTCTTCATTGGCTAGATCATCTTCATCGCCGTGGATATTATCAAACCTTCCTGAATCATTCATTTTCTAGCTCTCCCTTTATAAAAGTTTCAACATAGCTTCTTAATTGTCTAATGCTCAATTCTAAGTTTAAGGCTTCGGACTCATGATGTTCTAGCATTTTTATTATGTGTTGTAATTGCTCATTGTTCACTGCGTTGCTCCCAGTAATCCGCTATTGCGTCCTTTTCTGTTAATCCTTCGCCTACTATTCCGTCTGATTGCCAGTGTCCTTCGTCTGTATCGGCTTGATAGTTATCATCTGTTGCTCGCCAGGTGCCTAGATAATCTTGTTCTGTGTTTATTTTCATCTTGATTCCCTCCATTCTTGGCATTCTGTTGGGTCTTGCTCTTCTCGGTAGTCCGCTATTCCTTCTGACCATCCCTTGTCGTATGCCCAGATAACCAGGTCAATCAATTCTTGTTCGTCCAAGGTTTTATCTGGTTTTCTGCAATCTTCTATGTATTCTTTTGCGTCTTGTGATTTCATTTGTTCATGTCCTTTATTGCTTCGTTGTATGAGCGCCACATTAGTTCTAGGATTAGCTCAATGGTTCTGTCAATATCTTCAAATTGTATATAAGGCTCTTGGTATATCCAGTCTTGAGCTAGTTCTTTAAATTCTTTTTCGGTTTGCATTATTTATAATCCTTTTGGCTGGTTCGTTCGTCTTCAATTCTTTCTAGCGTGTCTTTATCTGCATCAAGACCGCCCTCCATATATGACCAGAATAGCAGCATTTGTATCGTTTTCTTTTGTTCACCTGTATAGCCCATTTTATCCAGGCGTTCATTTGTTACTTTTAAATATTCTTCATCTGTATGCATTTTATACCCCCTGTTTCGCCTAGCGCTTTACGCGCTAAGCCTGCTCTTAAGTGTTTGTTAAATAATATGCCTGTAAATTCTTACTGAATCCAACACGAATCGATGGGGAAGCATTGTAATATTCAATAAACAACGTATAAGCAGTTAGTTTTTCAGTGAATAATACTGTCCATTTATTGTCATTTTCTGCAATAGTTTCTAATGGCTCTGAGCCAGTGACTTGCTTGAAGTGTGCGTGTAGTTTTGCTTGATTGAGTTTCATTTTTCTCTATCCTAGTTTTGTTCACCTTAGCCCTTCGCTTCGGTATGGCGCTAGTATATCAAATGCTTGTGATAGGTCAACAGTTATTTTGTAGTTAATTGACATATTTTTTTAGTTTATATATAGTCGGGCTATTGTGTTTTGACTTATCCACTGTTTTTGTGGATAACTTTGGATTTATACATGGCAGATAAAGAATATTTAAATTATGCAGAACAATTAATAATCGAATTGCGAGCAAAGTATGAAAGTGCGTTGTGATACATGCGGTGGTCGCAAAAAGGTTTTAGGAATGGGTGGTATGATTAAAGTTTGTGAGGATTGTAAGGGTGGCGGGTGGCGTGATGAGGTTACGCTTTGCGCTCCTAGCGAAGAAGTGAAGCTTGATAAGCGTTCGAAAGAATATCGTGAACTAAAGAAACAACAATTAAGGTGCTAATATGGCACGCACAGGACGACCCTCACTTTATACCCCTGAATTAGTTGATCTTATATGCGAGCGTGTTGGCACTCATGGCACAGGAATTCGCAATATTTGCAAGATGTACGCCGATATGCCAGACCCCGAAACTATCAATGAATGGCGGTATAAATACGAAGATTTTTCCGAACGTTATTTAACAGCCCGTAAAAAACAAAGTCATATTTTGTTTGAATCATCCCTTGATGATGTAGAGGAAATTAAGAATTTTTACTATGAAGACGGCAAGACTGGCGCTACTTGCGTAGATTCAGGAGTCGTTGCGGCTCAAAAAGCATTAGCTAATCAGAAAACGTTTCTTGCTGCCAAAATTTCACCTAAAGACTATGGCGATAAGCAAGTCATAGAAACAGTAACAACCGAGAACGATGAACTCAAAAAAGAATTAGCAGATTTACGTGCTAAATTAGCAGATAAAGCAAAGCGTGACTATTGATCTAGAAAAAGAGACTCAAGCAGCATATTTAAAAGGTAGTCTTTTAGAATTCACCAGGTTTTTCTATGATTACCTTACTAGCCGAGATTTTATCGTATCTAACCCCGCAGGCCGAGAATCGCACCATATTACCGTATGCAAAGCCTTTACCAATTTATTCAGAGAGCAACGTGAAGCCTATGGGTTAATTATCAACTTACCACCTGGATATGGTAAATCTGTTATGACTTCCATGTGGGTCGCATGGTGTTATGCGCATTATCCTGATTGCAACTTTCTTTATATTAGCTACTCGCATGAGTTGGCGGCCGCTCATACATCATTTATCAAGCAAATTATTTCATCTAAGATGTATAAATACTTGTTTAATGTAGAGATAAGTAGTGATACACGCGCTAAAGATCACTTTATGACTACAGCGGGTGGGTGTGTTGCTGCGTTTGGTAGCTCGGGTGCGATCACTGGTCGTAATGCTGGATCGCCTGGAATGCCACGGTTTACGGGCGCAGTCGTTATTGATGATGCTCACAAGCCGAATGAAGTTCACTCAACCACTATCCGCGAATCAATCATTCGAAATTATAACGAAACAATACTGCAGCGACCACGTGACACTAATGTTCCTATAGTATTCATTGGCCAACGATTGCATGAAGAAGACCTTGCGGCTTATCTTATGAGCGGCAAAGATGTCAGAAAGTGGGAAAGATTAGTGCTCAAGGGCATTGATGCAGCGGGAAACGCTCTTTATCCAGAGGCGCAACCAATTCAATATTTACGAGAATTAGAGCAGAAACAACCTTATGTATTTTCCTCACAAATTCAACAAGAGCCAATACCGGCCGGTGGAGGTCTATTTAAGCCTGAATGGTTCGTGATATTAGATTTTGAGCCAGCAATTACAACGACATTTATCACGGCAGATACAGCTGAGACAGACAAGTCTTATAATGATGCGACAGTATTTTCATTTTGGGGCATCTATGAGATTGAAACCATGGGGCGCAAAACTGGTGAGTTAGGGTTACATTGGTTGGACTGTTTAGAGGTAAGAATCGAACCTAAAGATTTAAAAGATACATTTTTGGATTTTTGGCAAGATAGCATGCGTCATAAGGTGGCACCCTTAATTGCTGCAATTGAAAAAAAGTCTACAGGCGTGACATTACTATCAACATTAAGAGATATGCGCGGCATTGCGGTGCGTGATATTGAGCGTCACGCTGGAAGCGGCAGCAAGACAGAGCGATTTATCCAAATACAACCTTATGTGGCTTCTAAGCGTATTTCATTCACTAAAGATGCCAGGCACGTTGATAATTGCATTAAACATATGAGCAAGATAACCGCGAATAATACACATAGACATGATGATATTGCTGATACATGCGCTGATGCTATAAAAATTGCATTAATTGACAAATTATTACAAACTAAACAGTCTCAAAATGATAAGATAACATCATCACTATATAAGCACGAGCAATCCCAACTCGATGCGCAGAGGACTGCATATAATGGCAATATATTCTAACGACGAACAAAAAAATGATGTTATGGAATTGGCGCGTATAAAGGAAAATATTTCAACATCCTATCTTTATTTCCAGGATAATTACGATCGCTTTCGTTCATTCAGAAACTTTGTATTTAAAGAGACTGTCAACGAACAACAGCGTTCTTTCTTGCGTAACCTTGCTAGACCAATAGTTGAATTCAACATTCTTGAATCGCCGATATCAACATTACTAGGCGAGTTTGCATCACATGAGCCAAGTATTGAAGTTTGTCCGAGCGAAGGCGTGCCGGTTAATCAGCAAATTATAGACTTGGTTGAGCAGAATTTCAGGCAGGCTCTTTATACAGCCAACAAGAATTCTTTTAGTTATGAAGTTTACAAAGATACATTGACTGGTGGATTCTCAGTTGCAAAGGTGAGAACAGATTACGAAAATGCCATGTCTTTTAAGCAGAATATTTATATCGAAAAAGCTTTTGATTCTACATTATGCGGATTCGACCCGATGGCTAGACATTCTCATAAAGGTGACGGTCAATATTGTTTTGAAATATATCCCATGACGGATAAGGATTTTAAGCGGACATTCAATCATGATATATCAGACATTAAATATAACCAAATCAAAAGTGAAGATGACTTTGAAGGCTTTATGTGGGCTTACAAAGATATTAAAGATTCAAAAACAATTCTTGTTGCTGATTACTTTGAAAAGAAAAAAACACGCACTCGTATTGTTGAGCTGGCTAATGGCAAAGTGATGCGTCTGAGTAAATATAAAAAGATGCAAAAGTTGTGGGATCAAAACAATATTGTTGAACAAATACCAATTATTAAAGGAAAACCACGCTGGACAACGCTTGAAACCATTTGTAAGTATGTTGTGTGCGAGAATGGTATTCTTGACTATGAAGAAACTGATTATGCGTTCTTACCTTTAGTCTTTATTGATGGCAATTCAATAATTTTAACGGTTGGTCGTGGCAACTCAACTTACCAGATGACGAAGCCATTTGTTTACAATGCTAAAGGCACGCAGGATTTAAAGAACTTTGCAGGTCAAGCGTTGGCGAATTACCTGCAAAATATGGTTCAGCATAAATTCATCATAAAGAAAGAAGCTATTGTTCAAGATGCTGATTCACTCGAAGCGCTGAAAAATATACAGCGTATGAATAACATTATTATTAATGCTTATAGTGAGAACAATCCTGATAAGCCAATTGATAATCCTATAACTCCAGTGGTTCCCGTTCCTGCGCCACCTGAGATAATGCAAGCCTTCCAGGTAACAGATCCAACAACACAAACTATTCTTGGTGGATTCGCAAGTAATCTTGCTAAAAATGATAATGATTTATCTGGCAAGGCTGTTATTGAGACACTAAGTGCCAGTAATGCCGCTTCAATGCCATTTGTAGTTGGATATTTGAATGGATTGGCGCAGATAGCAACTGTTTATGTCGATTTAATGCCTAAATATCTGTTAGGAAAACGAACATTGCCTTTGCGTGACAAAGAGGGAAAGTCTTCGTATAAAGATATAAATACGGATGATTTGAAACTTGATTATGAGGAAGGTGCATTACGTGTAAATATTGAAGCTGGCGTTAATTTTGCTGTTCAAAAGAACAGGGCTGTAACTCAAATAATTAGTTTGATGAGTGCTAGTGAGGAGTTATCAAAATTCTTTAATAGCGAGAAAGGGCTGAAAATTTTAGCGCGCAATCTTGAAATTCATGGCGCAGATAATCTTGATGAAGCAGTTGACGAGTTTATGCAACAACAGCAGCAAGAGCAGCAACAGCAAATGGAACAAGCCAAGCAAATGCAACAGAGTGATCCTGCATTCTTGCGAGCACAAGCGGAAATGATGAAAGTTCAGCAAGATGGACAAAATAAACAGTTCGAACAACAGATTGAGATAGCTAAGCAAGCAACAGCTGATAAACTTGCCGATGCTAAAATATTGGAGGCGGAAGCCAAGATATCACAGGCTCAAGTTGATAGTGCCATTCGTCTTGAAGAATCAAATACAAGTATTGAGCGCCATGCGCTTGACGCTGCCGCAACGATTGCTAAAATTAAAGGTGAAGAGCACGTTCAAATGATGAAAGAGCATGAGCATAGTTTAAATGAACGTAGATTAGAGCATGATATGAAAAAAGGGGATAAAAGTGGCAAAGTATAAATTAACTGAAAATCATTTAGACACAAAACACGGGATCGCAAAATTACAGCGGGACGGGTTTACCAGAGAACAAATCTCAAAAAGCATGTACTCCATAGCTGGCAAGATAAGCGCGGATGAAGCTAGAAAGCTAACTAAGAAATTGTATGATAGAACGGGCGAATGTTAATGAGTGAATTTTTAAAGCAATCTCAAGTGATCATTGAATCCAAACGAGCAAAGGCAATCGGTAAAGTAGGCTTAAAAACCGAAACAGATTCATTGCTAAAAGACTTGTTTAACGATATCTGCAAGGTCGTATTAAACGCCGATGACGAGATGTTTGTTATTCAATGGGCTATTATTAAATTAGATGAAGGAGAAAGAAATGCCATTAAACAAGGGGAAAGCAGCACGCACTAAGAAGGGATTTTCTGAGAATGTGGCTTCCGAAATGAATTCTGGTAAAAAACAATCTCAAGCTGTGGCTATTGCTTATAGCGAGGCTCGCAGTAAAAAGAAGAAAAAGAAATAATTTCATCTCATTGAACACACATTGACATATTAGTGTTATAAGCTAATAATTGGTTTAACTACGTCGCCACACGATAACCTGGCCGATACTTTGCGCGATATGCATTGTCATTTACGGTGACACCGAAAATAAGTCGACAGAAGGTAATAAGATGACTGAGATTTTAGAGAATGTTGAGCAGGCCGAAACGCCCGTACAATCGCCTCAAGGTGAGCCCGCGAATGATATGTTGTCAAAGACAATGGTATCAAAGATAGTAGAACGGGAACGCTTGAAGGCGTATGAGAAAGGCAAACAAGAGGCGCTTATGGAACTTCAACAAGATCAGCAGCAAGAACAGCAACCAATTCAACAGGAAGCGCCAGTAGCGCAGCCATTACAGCGGGCAGCGCAAGGCATGGGGGGCATGGCTCCTCAATCGCCGCCTGGAATGAGTCAGGAAGCTATCGAGCAGTTGATTATGCAGAAAGCTCCAGAAGCGCTGATGCAACAGTTTAACGATCACAAGCAAAAGACTATGGTTAATGCTTTCGTTGACAAGATGCAGGCCGCTGAGCAGCGATTTCCAGGACTAGAAGAAAAACTTAACAAATTAAATTATCAAGACCCTGCTATGCATTCGTTGATTGAGATGGCTAATAATCTTGAAAATACGGGTGACGTGATAAACGAGCTAGTTAGCAATCCAAGTAAAATGATTCAAGTTTTATCTGGAATACGCGACCAACCATATCTGAGTCAAGAGACTTTAAGAAGTTTAAGTAATTCGATTAAACAAAACCAGGAAGCAGCTGCGGAAAACTCACAAGCTCGCGAACCAATGTCAAAATTAAAACCTTCGATAAGTGCAGGATTAGCGGACGAATCGCAATTATCGGTGCTCGATTTACAAAAGATGCTTAGCAAACGCAGGTAGCATCACCGGTCATTGTAGTTTCGTCTCGAACTTACTTTTTCGAGGAATATTACAATGACAACTCCATTGAATAGTTTACAAACCGTCCAACTATACATCAAAACTGAAATAGCTTATTTATTAAATGAATTTTGGGGCATAGCAAATGCTAACAAATCATTAGAAGAATTCAACAACCGCCCTGGAAACTTAGGCGACAGTATCACGTTTGATACATCACCACGTTTCAAGTCTTATAATGGATTGGTTATCACTCAGCAACCATCTGTTCAGCGCGTACAAACATTGATTTGTTCTCAAGCAACAAACGTTTCTATGGGTTATACAGACGAACAATACATCTTTAACGTTAAAGATTACATGCGTGAATTTGGTAATTCTGCCGGCGCGCAACTAGGTTCAACAACTGAAGAAGATATTTTAAAGAATATCGTATCTGGCGTTGTGGGTAATAATCCTAATTCAAGTCAATTTGGCGTTGCTCAAATTCATTCAGGCCCTTATCGGTTTTATGGTGATGCTGTTACCCCGATTAACTCTTATGGTCAATTGGCTCAAGCATGGGCAAACTTCGTGGCTTATGGTGCTGCTAAGCATAAACGTCGGGCTGTTGTTCCGGTCAACTATGTACCGCCTATCATAAATAGCGGTTTAAATCAATTTTCACCTGCTCGAAACGATGAAATTTCTCGATCTTGGGAATTAGGTCGTTTTGCTGGCATGGATGTTGATTGGTCAGTGTCTAACTTGTTGCCTGTTCATGTATCTGGAACAATTGGCGATACAGCTAGTCCTAACAACGTAATGACTGTTGTTTCAACGAATGACGCTACAGGTGCAAACGTTACTCAGATTACTTTCACTGAGCCAACTGGTGGTACTGATGCTAATGCGATTAAAGCTGGTGACTTATTCCAGTTTGTTGATGGCGTTTCTGGTCAGCCAAACATGCGTTTCTTGACCTTCATCGGACAACATGTAACAAGCTTACCTGTGCAGTTCAGAGCTACTGCTGATGCTGCGACTGTTGCTGGTTCAGTTACTGTCAGCATTGAAACGATTAATAGTGTGGGCCTTGTTTCTGCTGCTAACCAAAATCAAAACATTAACCATACGATTGCTGCTGGCATGAAAGTTATTCCTCAGCCTTCACATCAAGCTGGTTGGATGGATGCTGGAGATTCGCTTTATCTTGCAATGCCTAAACTTCCTGATCAATCACCTTTCCAAACTGTTGCTTATCGTGATGCTAATTCAGGCGCAGCTATTAGGCATTATTGGGGAACCCAATTCGGCCAGGATAATCGAAGTTATGTGAGGGACATAGTTTGGGGTAGTACGTTGGTAGCCGAGGATAGTATGCGTATGCTGTTTCCACTATGATCCATTAGATATTTCTTTAATATATGATATAATTAGTTCTCATATATTACAAGGATAATTAATGGCTAGAAGCATTTATTGCAGTACATGTAAAAAAGAAAAAGAACCTGGTCGAGACAATGAAAGCAGATGCAAGGCTTGCAAAAGCCTTGCAAATAAAGAGAAAAGGGCTAAAAAGAGAGAGAAAAATGGCTTGGAGC